ATTGCAGGATTATTTCTAACCATATTAGTTGCCATAAAATTTAAGTGAGCTGTAACGTGTGCTCTATGGTCTTGACCAGGAAATGCTTGAAAAGGTTTGCCACCTAAAGCGTTTATATGTTCTACACTTGGATCCATTGGAGCCATAGGTGCAGGAGGTGGTAATATTTGATCTATATTTTTAACACCGATTGCTTCGTACATTTTTCTGTAAGCAGAATATAAATTATGTATTTGTGGATTTGATTGTGCAAGTTGTAATTCTGTTTGTGCCATAGATATTCTTTGCGCCATTGAGAATATGTTTGGATCTGCAACTGGTATGATGTCTATTCTATCGTCAAAGTCTACTTGTTTAATGTTCCGTGCTCCACCGACCACGTCGTATGGATATTCTGGTGGTAAATATTGTGCAACTACTTTTGATAAAAGTTTAAATTCTTTTTTCATTCCTGCATACAATCTTTTGTGTATTGCAGACATGACCCGTGATCCACGTTCCAATAATGCTATCGTTGTTCCAACAGCCGCTTGTTGATTACCATCACCCACTTGCATATCAGCAATAGCCGCGAACCTTTGACCAGCGGATACAACAATACCCATTAATTGTAATAGTGTTTGTGACGGTTCTTTGTATGGTAATGGAAAGAATGCTTCTCTTAGGTTACCACCTGGTGCGTCCACATCTTTGAACTCACCAGGTTGTATTGGTGATGCTTCGTCTCGGACTCTCACTCCTCTTTGTTTAAATCCTGCAGGCAAATTAGATAGGGTACCTGCATCTAATAATTGACGTAAAGCAGAAGTTGCTGTTCTACTTAATCCACCAATCATATGAATCAAACCGAAGCCGTAAAATCCAAGTCCTGGAAGAAATTTAAAGTGAACGAAATATTGGATTTTACTTTTCTTTAGATCATTAGGATTGTAGTTTCTTCTAATAGATAAAATTTTTCTACTAGCTTCTTCTACGGTTACTATGTAAGGGAGCTTAATTCCTGTTGGTTCACCTTCAGAATCAACTTCTTCAAACCCTTCAAGATCTAAATTTATGTGGCACTCTAAAATATTATACATTGGTTCTTGTTTACCAGTTTTTTTAGTGCCCTCTAATTCTCGTTCTTTTTTTTCTAATTCGTTATTAGTATCTGGTCCTGGTGGGCCAAGTTCTATATCAGAATAAAAACCATTCACTTGTTGTTTACGTAAATCATTTTCTGAAATTTTTATTGTATGTATGATTGCTTCTGCATCATCCAAAGAGTTTGCAGTGTAGGGTACAATTAAATCTTCTGCTGGAACAAATTTAGAAACACCTCTTCCTAGTAACTGATCGTAATAAACTTTTTTAAAAGTTGAACCTGCAAGTGGTAGATGAAATAACATGGAGTCAAACTCTGGCTCGTACTCTTGCATTTGATCCATCAATAAATAATTCATGTAATCTTTTACACGTTGCGATTGTTGTTCTACAGGTGGACTTGTAATACCAATAATTTGTGTTCTAACAGGTCCCTCTGCTGGTAATAATTCTTTGTATGCTTGTGCTTGAAACTGTGTGACTGCTTCTGCAAGGACTGGGTGAGTTGCACCAGATGCTCCTTGGAAAGGTTCTGTTCTATTTTCATATTTAAATCCTAAAAGATCTAAACCTTGAATGTACCCTTGCTCCCAATCTTTTCTGGAAGTTTTGTAATCCATATAATTTTGCACCATCTCGTTGCCGAGTGGGTTTAAAATATCTTCTGGTAAAATATCTGCTAAGTTATCAAAATGGTTCTCGGTTCCTGGGACGTTGATTGCACCAGGTTCAAAGTTTAATGTTGCACCACCATCTTCTTCTGGTATCACCTCTACAGGTGGTTGTTCTACAATTTCTTCTTCTTTAACATCAACTTCTTCAGATGGTACTTCGACCTCGGTTCTCACCTGATTTGGAAGTGACTTGTCTATATCTGCCATTTAAATTTCTCCAACCTTACGTCTTAACCTGTTTTAACGGAACATTCAACCCTTGTGGATTGGGACCTCTTTTTGGTGGTGGTCCAGATTTTACACCTCCTGATCCAAGTGGCTTGTCTATCATGCCACCGTCTTTTTTACCTTCTTGAAACATTTCTGTCAAAACCAGCTGTATTGCTGCAAGTTCCGACATGTTACCAACCATTTCACTAACACGTTTTTCAAATTCTTTCTTTTTTCCTGAGCTAAAATTTTTTGAATATTTATCTGTTAATGATGTCATCAGTAATAAATCCTTTTCTTTTTTTCTTTGATCTCTTCCACATAGTCCTCTGGATGATCTATCAAACCACCCTGTCTAAATCTCATGATCGCTTGTGTGGTTGAGTCAACCAAATCATCGTGATCTCCATACGGAAAGGAAGCACACTCTTCAATCACTTCGTGAGCAAACTCTTCTTCAGGAGCCCATATCATACCAGATTCAAATAAAGGTGCAACAGCATTTACACGAGTATGTTTATCATTTCCACGATTGGGTGAAAAGTTAGTTACAGGTATATCCATCCTTCTAAGCTCGTGAGTTAATGGCAGTCCACTTGCTTTAGACTCAATGATAACTGTTTCAGGCTGCCAATATTTATATTGCTCTAACGCCACTCGTCTTAGCTCTGGAAACTCGTACCGTCCTTTGACTGCATCAAGCAACATAAGATTTGCCCCAGAGTCTTCGTTAGGATACCAAACACCCCAGGTGGTGATAGCAGAGTAATCTGATGTTTCTTTTTTCGTGAACGCTGTATCGTAGGATTGAATGATGTGATAAATATTTGGCATATAATCTTCTTCCCATTTATTCCACCACTCACGTTTTAATATTGCTCCTTCTTCTGAGGTTGGATTCTGCATCCACTGTGCATTCCATTTTGCGTTTGGCAAAACTGCTTTTACTTTTTCAAGTTCACTTGTATCCCAATATTCAGGCCATACAGGTTCACCACTTGGCATGAGCGCTGGAAATTCGACCACGTGCCACTTGTCCGCTTTCGCTTCTGTTTGAGATGCAATTAATTTTGCTGTTAAATCTTTTGTGCTCCACCTTGTCATAACGATTACAATTTTACCACCAGGTTGTAAACGTTGACGAGCTCCTGATGTATACCACTCGTATGCTTTTTCTAAAAGGTCCTTGGACATTGCATCTTGCTCCGAGTGCGGGTCATCAATGATTAATAAATCTGCACCACGTCCTGTGATTGCACCGCCAACACCAGCAGCGAAGTATTCACCTCCACCTTCTGTTTCCCATCGGCCTGCTGCCTTTGAATCTTCTTGTAATCTAGTTTTAAATAATTTTTGATATCTACTAGAATCAATTAAATTTTTTGCCTTACGACCAAAACGAATTGCTAGTTCTGCTGTGTGGGTTGCTTGAATGATCTTGAGTTTCGGATCAAGGCCCACCATCCATGCTGGTAGCAAGAATGATGCAAATTCTGATTTGGTATGTCTGGGTGGCATGTTAATAATTAATCTGTTTATATCACCACGGGATAGTTGATTAAACTTATCTGCGATGTGCCTGTGGTGGGACCCCTCTACAAAGTCTGGCCAAACATATTTTACAAAATTTAAAAAATCGTCTCTAACACCTTCTTTAATTTCTTCTCTTTTGCTTAATAGTTTTTTTATTTTATACGGCTGCTGAACTTTTGCAGGTAATTTATTTTCATCTATTTTATCAATGGTTTCTTTCATATGGTACCAAAAAGTATTTTTAACCCCTACGGCTGTGTAAATCAAGCATATATATACATACATTAGGATCCCTATCTATAAAAAAGGGGGTATGGGGGCTTCGCCACTTTCAATTTTTGGTGTGCCGTTGGGACCTCTATAAGATTAATGAACCACGGCACACGGATCACGGCTCAGCATAAATGAAAAACCCCGCTAAGAAAATCTTAGCGGGGTCAAGGGAGTATTTTATTTGTATTGGTTAACTAAAGTTAAAAGCTAATTGCTTTTCTTTTTTTGGTTCCATTGAATTTACTTTAATTAAATGGTTTTCAGCATCGTCCTTATTTAAAAATAATTGCAATCCATCTCCGATTTTATCGCAAGTTGAATTATAACTTTTTAAATGATCCGCTAAAGATATCTCTTTAATTGTTTTTTCTTTCGTCCAATTTTTAGGATATCTAACCGCCATATATATTGTCGTCATTTGTCCTCCATTTGTTATGACTTGACAATATCAAAATTTAATATAGTGTCAAGGACTATGGAGGACATTTATGGATAATAAATATAATGGTTGGTCTAACTACGAAACTTGGAATTTTAAGTTGTGGTTAGACAATGACGAAACAACCCATAAATTTGTAATCAATAAGATTAAAGAGATTAGATCAAAATTTAGTGATGATGATTGGAAAGATCATGTTATTACTAAAGAAAAAGCGTATAGGTTAGCGTCTGATTTTTTAAGGTCTTATATTGAGGACAATGCGCCAGAATTAGAAATATCAAAAAATGGGTATTATAGTGATATTTTAAACGCTGGTCTAAGGGTTATTAATACTTATGAAATAGCACAAAGCTATTTTGAGGATCTTGAACTTGATAAATGGTGGTTAAGATCCGCTTAAAATTCCCTGAGCCGTGCGCCATTGTTCACGGCTCATCATCCGTAGGTTAAAAGCTTTAAAACCTACGGATAAGATTTTATTTTTTATTTTATTTTTCAAGGCACAGGCTAAAATTTTCACTTAACAACGCACAAGCGGTCAATGATCCACGGACAACGGACAAGCGATCAGGCATCAAAAAGTTTTGAACGTGGTTCACGGACAACGGGTTTTGGCAAGTATCACGGACGAGACACGGGGTCAAAATTAAAAAAATATATGTTTTATGCTGATTTTTTATTCCGTGATAATGGAAGCATTAAAGGCAATTTTGGCAATATCTTTTGTCAAAACTAGACCTGAAATCACCCCGTATATATTCACCGCAACAACGGCAATTAGAAAAATAGTCAGTTTTTTTGCTATTATCTTTTTTCTTACGGGGTTTTTTTAGTTCTTTTTTAGGTTGAATATTAGATAACATACTAAATAACCGCTTATTATTAATATCAAGTCAAATAACATAATTACATTTTATCTAAAAAAGGGTCAGGGAATTTTTCATTGTTTTTAATATCCTGCTTGACCTTATTAATAGAACCTTCAATCAATGTTTTTATCTTAATATAACTTGTAAAATCAAGATTATTCTTCATGGTATTTAATTCCATTAATAAATCTTTTAAAGCGCCTAAACGCCCATATCTTGAACTAGATAATTGATTTTCTTGCATTGGTTTTAATACGTCCATAAATAAGTCTGTCATATTGTCCTCACTTTCATTTGTTTGTTTATGTCTTTATATAAGGGACAATAAACCATTGTCCCTTATAGTGTCAAGTGTTAATTATAGTTTTTATTTTCTAATTGTAACGCCTTTGTTTTATTCCAAACAATGCCCACACCAGATAAAACCTTCTCAAGTACAACGTTTAATTGCTCAGGAACCCCACACTCAAAAACTGAATTAATCGCGCTTTGTTTATACAATTCAAG